TCACAAACATTACGCAACCATTGTGGTGCGATAATGCGTTCTGTGGGAAATGCAAGAAACTTACCAATTTCCCGTGTGTCTCCCTCTTTAATCAGTTCTTCAAAACCGAGAGCAACGATTTCGGAAAGTTGTGAAACTCCCATCAGTGGTCTCCTTGTGTAATGTACTTAATCAGTATAGTATTAAAAAAGCACCCTGTCAAGGGTGCTGTGCCAGTTAATGAACTGAAAAGTTTAAGATTTAAATCTGTTGAACAGGATAGACTCTAACCCATATGCCTCCTCCTCTCTCTGAGTGTCATCAAACTGACCATTTTCATTCTGAACAACATGAACAAGTTCATGCAATAGTGTGGTAATGTAATCATTCTCATTCAAATCATTGTGAATCTGAATGAATTGCTCATCACCATTGATTTCAGTAAAACCAAATGCATTGTCATCAGTGAGATCTGTATGAAATACTTCAACATCACTCTTTACACCATAGAGTGATGTAAAGAACTCAAATATACTTTGAGCAAGATGTGAGTGTGATGATTGTCCAGAAGTGAAAAGCATTGATGTCATACTGCAAGTGCTCCTTCTGGAATTTCAGTAAGTTCAGGAAGTTTATCATTGAACTCATTCATGTCATAGCATACCCACTCACCACTACGGAAGATGTAAGAATACTCTTCACCTTCTTTCAAATACTCACATACGTTGTTGTCAAGACGGGGAGGGCAACTCTCACCACGAGCAGAATAATACTCAGGAGAATACTCACCCTCAGGAAGTTTATCACCCCAGATAGAATCAGTCCAGCAAGATGACATGTCACCACCATCAATCAGTTCTGCTACTTTCTCCTTTGTATTGTAGTGCGTCTTGAGAATCCGACCCAACCAAGTAGGATAACCATCCCAGTGATGATAAACAGAAAGAATAGAATCATCTGAGAGTTGAATGCCAATGCGTGAGCGAGTTGCCATGCTAGAAAGAGAAGGTGGATGAGAGGCGGCAGAAGTTTGTCTCTGCTCTTATGTGTGTTGCCTCTGGGTGTGTTGTGTCAGGTCTCCCCTCCACTCATCTAATATACACGAAAAAGGGGGGTATGAAACCCCCCTTGTGCCACTTATTCAAGTGTCCCAATCAGTCTTCATAAACTAAACATTCAGGTTCTGATGGGTTGGCATCACAATATAGTTCAAGTGCAGTTGGATCATGATGATCACCTGCTTCAATTTCTTTCTGATGATGTTCTACATAATCTTCCAATTCATGTAGTTCACCTTCAATGTGACGACGTTGATTAGGAGAAGTTAGAGGGTTGTCAAGGATCTGTTTATCTACCTCAATATGCTGCTCGATTGTGTCCATGCGAAGTTTTGTAATTTGTTTTACTTATTTATTTTGATTAATGGTTCAAAGTGCTACATTTGCACTATTCTTGAGTCTTTGAACCATAGAATCTGCGAGTGCTTCCATCCTTTCGGGATGAATTGAACGGATTCCTGCCTCTTTTAAGGCAATTTCCATACTTTTCTCCTCTATTTCTGTCAATTTCTTGCCATTTTGGGGAAGAGTCATAGGTGTCTTGCTTTTACTGAGATATTTTAGCGTTTCCGCACAAAATTAGTTAGTAATTTAAGGTTTTCTTTGTAATTGCTTTACAAATATTGTGCTAAGTTCCTGGTGTCCATTCGTATCCACCTTCTTTACTAATTCTATCCATCTCTTGTTTTAAAGAAGAATTGAATTTTAAATGATTCTCATCATACCAAAAATTTTCCCATTGTTTCATGGACTCCTCAGATCCATCTTTTCCTGAAAAAGCAATAGTTTCTTTCTTTGATGTGAGTGCTGATTCACCTTTTAAGAGCTCTAAAAGTTTCTTACTATGTTTATAGCATGTTTCATGATAGTCTCTTCTCTCTCTGACAGTTCTTACAATTGTTTCATATACTTGTTGTGGAGTGTGTGGAGACTCTAATGATTCTTTCACCCAATCGGATAACATATTCAGTGAGTAATCTTCATGCTCATCAAATGGTTTCATCTAGATTATCTTTGACTAGGGTCTCTATCATAGTGCTAATTTCTTTACTTGTCAAGTTATTTAAAAAATTCCACTTAGGATCATTCTTATCCCATTCTATAGTAAATGTACCATCGTTATTCTGGTTTACTTTCAGACTGTCTTCCATTTTTCTTTAATTGCTTTCTAATCATTTTAGCATACGTAACCTCTTCTTGGGAATACCAGTTGGGATGTTTTTTGGATCTTTTGATAATTTTTTTGGTTGCCTTTTTGTCGGATAAATCCACTTTAAGTCTTATTTGGATGTTTTAAGTATTTAACAACTTTGCATTAAAAAACCCCCTTGCGAGGGTTAATCGTATTAAATTCTCTGAATAATCAAGGCGGATGCAGATAAACTAACATTTTTTACCTCTAACTGACTGTGTGCAAACTTAAGTTAGAACCTCCCGACAGATTCTTTTACAGACTGACTGATTATTGTCACATTCTACCAGACATTCATAATACTCGTTGATCAAATTATCAGAAATTTCAGACTTGTTTTCCTCCAGTTTAAAACCTGCTAATTGATTAAACGATATTAAATTGTGCATGATGAACCTCCATGTATTAGATAAGCAAAAGACATAATATAAAGATTTTCAGATCATTGTTCCTCCGAAGTTCTCCCTAATATTTATCACGAATTGCTGACATTTGCAAGTTTCTGAAATAAAAATTTATGCCTAGGATGATGTGCTTATCTTGATATAGTCTTGAGAACTTCTTGTTGTTTGAGGTAAAGTTTCATATAACATTTACATATATCTCTCAGTTCATCAGGAGTTAAACCATCAAGATCACGAGACATCTTTTCATAGGTAAATTGCCTACTTGTAGTTTCTAAAGTAATTTTTTCTGGATCCATAACTTTAACTATAGTTCTTTATTAGTTATATTATTACCATCTTTTTGTTTTGAGATAATCTAAAACATCATTGCGAACATCCATCAGTTCATGATAACATTTTTGATTACGAGCACAATCGCGGAGAGATGCATCAGGTTTAATCACGGATTCAATAAAGATATCAAGTCCACGATTCCACTTTTCCTGTTTGCTTTCGCAATCTTCAATGCTGTTTTGATCCTTCATCGTTTTTTCTTCAGATTTTTTTCTATGTATGAAACAGCAGATGGATAATTTTTTGAAGTGTGAACGATCGATCCGTTGTTGATAATCACAAACTTTTTAGATTTTGCGAGTGGAACAGCTGCCCACATACCATCCTTGGTTACATAACCACTTGGATATCCAACTTTGTTTTCTAAAATGTCTTTGTTAGGACAAGTGTAGAACTTTCGGTAGTCTTTTGATTCACTCATTAGAAGACGGCAGTAACACTTACAACTGTTGCCGTAGGATTACGTGCAAGTGCAGTTTTTCTTGCTTCTTCATAGTTTCGTGCGATGACAATCTCATCAAAGACGGTGCCAGAAACATAGAGTTGAACTTTGCACTTCATGGGAGGTTCCCTTGATTACCTTTGTATTATAGCAGAGTGGAGCAGCATTCTACTCCTGATGTGACAGTTCTACTTCCGGACCACTGAGATTGCAGGTTTACCCTGTTCAAATACAGTGTCAACCACTGCCTGTACGCTCTTGGCAGTGCTGATTCCCACCTTATCAAAGACTGGCACGCAGACCAGTCCAAAGGTCTTCTCAGCACCACCCAGACGGATCACACGACCGATAGACTGACTGATTCCAATGTAGTTCATGTTTCGCATGAATAGAACTGCCTCCAGTCCCTTGACATTGATGCCCTCGGACAGGATAGAGTGGTGCATGACAACAAAACGAGTGCTATCCTGACCCCAGGTATTCAAAGTCTTGAAGAATTCCTCACGGGAAACTTTCTTACCATTGATGATTGCACCGGTCTTAGATGTAATATACATCCAGTTGTATCCACGCTCATGTAGTTGCTGACAAAAGTCAGATTGACTTACCATACGCAGAATCTGCTTGGTAGAACGTGCTGCAATTAGAATCTTATTGAGTGAGTTTGCATCAATAGTATCAAGCAGATTCTTCTCATCAGATTGCTTGAAATCTCCCTGAGGCAGTTGCTGAACCACAACTTTGGGAGGAAGGATATAACCTTCTTTGACAAGTTGAGGTGCAGGAATGTTGCAGATGACCTGACCATAAACCTCAGGATCATTCATTCCTGGTTTGAATACAGACAACGAGTGCTTAGGAGTCGCAGTGAAGAAATAGCAACGATCAGCATCGCTACTGAAGAACTCAGTTGCAGGAAAGAAATTACGTTGAACTGAGTTATGTGCCTCATCAAAGTAAATTGTGTTTACTTCAATGTCTGCCTCTACAAGACGATGTAGGGAGTGATATGTGGTGAAGATGATGACATTCTCACCAGCAGTTCTTGCAGTGTTGTTGAACAGGTGAATTGTATCTGCTTTAGTGGTGCTGAAATACTCAACATCACCACTATGAACCTGCATTACATGAGTGTGAGTAGTATCAATCACCTCAAGAAACTCTTTGCAGAGTTGCTCTGCTAGAAGAATGCGGGGAGCAACAACAACAATAGTAGAACCATTATCAATATACTTTTGATTCTCAATAATATCATGTATCATACACATGGTCTTGCCACCACCCGTAGGGATGATGACCTGACCCCTGTCATATGCCAGCATTGCATTCAGTGCTTTCTTCTGGTGTGGGCGAAGGGTGACCAAGTGCTGTCCTGTTTGGTATGCATATATTATAGCAGAAAACCACCCCGATTAGGAGGTGGTGTGACAGTTTTACAACC